GTTGCCCTGCGCAGGCGTCGCCTGCTGGCTCGTCGCAAGACGTGCCTCCATCTCCTTCAATCGACCGCCGTACGAGTCAACATCCTTCTGGCGCTTCACAGCCGCATCCGCCCATTGCTGGAGGATTTCTGGAGAAGTGCTGGAAATGACCTCATCGGGTACGCCGTCCCTCTTCAGGATCTTGGCAACCGCTTCACGGTCGATGGTGGGAACTTCCGGCGTGGTTTCCGCAGCGACCGGAGCCGAGGCTTCGGTTGGCTGGGGTTCTTCTGCCGCGAGTTCATCAAGCAGTCTCTGCAAGACAATGTCATCTTCATCTAGCGGTTCAGCCGTGACGGCCTCGTTAGATGGCGAATTGTCCTGCTTGACCTGCTCCTCCGCCCCACTGGACGGAGTCTCGGTCTGCACGATGGGTTCAGCATTGCTGTCCATGTTCAGTCCTCTGCTCGGATGTAGCCATGACGAGCCGCAACATTGCGTTCTTCACGGCGACTATGGATGATTGGGTGGCCAACCGAATCGCACTTCACACCCGGAAGATTTCTCGGAAGTGCGCGGCTGACATAGGGATACGTGCTGGTGGTGAAGTTCGGGCTGACCTGCGCTGTGCTTGCAATTCGCGTCACGGGCCCAAACATCGGATGGTCGTAGACGGCACCGATGGTCGGCGCTTCGCTCATGGCGAAGACGCATTCGATGATCTGGCCTTCTGCTGTCTGAAATTCGTATGCTGGCATTACATTCGCTCACGCGCTCCAGCAATCGCCGCCTGCGCTGCGGGCGGAACTGCTGGTGCTTCACCTGTAGGAGAAGGGGACGCTGCGGTTTGCGCAACACCCCCCTGCGCCGGATTTTGCGGAGCCTGCATGGCCTGCCGCATCTGGCGCAACTGGCTGTCATCAATGAACTCGGCCATCTGGGGCACGTTCTGGGCGTCGCCAAGGAACCCGAGCAGGTCCTTCCACTTGACCCATGGCATCATCGGCATGGCCTGCGCCGCCTGCGTCACCACTTGGAACGTCTCCACCGCCCGGCGCGACGCCAGCATCTCGCTGGTCCGCTCCATGCTGTAGGCGTCCACATCGATCTGCATGTCCTCCCATGCCCCAACTTTCAAGCCACCTTGAAACACGGGGTCCGCGATCCCCATGGCGGCAGTGTCTTCCCCGCCGACCGGGAGGACGATTCGGTTGTCGTGGAACATGTACCACGCCACATTGCGCAACATGAGGTCCATGGAATCCTGAAATGCGCGCTTCAGGTGGGCAATACGCATGGTGCTGGCGGATTCTGCCACCGCCACCTCCGTTGCGCTGGCCGATCCGGCGATGTTTCCGCGCATGGCGTCCGACATGCCAAGCGCACGGTCCAGCCGCTCCTTGGCCGTCTCCACCGACTGGATGTGCTGGTTCGTGCTTCCGCCGATCTCGACGGGCTGAAGGCTGCGAGCGTCAAGTCCAGCCTCCGCAAAGACATACATGTCCGGCGCGTTGACCACGTCCTGTAGGAACTTCGGGTTCTTGGCATCCCCGACCAGCATGCGCTTGTACCGCTTCTGGTTCTCCTGCTGGCTCTTGGCCATGTCGTTGCAGTACTCGATCTGGTTCCGGCAGGCAACGATCGGGGACAGCGGATAGGGGTCGTTCGGGACCGTGAATGCGCCGAACATCGTGTATGGACCCGTCGGGGGGCCGTAGTACGGGAGCGGCTTGCGAATCATCTCGCACTGGCAGTCGTTGGAACTGCTCTGGTACTTCGCGACCGTGTAGATCGTGCCGTTCACAAGCGCCTGATCCGTCATCTCGTCCAGCAGTTCTGCCGCCATCGGGTCCAGTTCTGGCACCCAAATCTCATAGATGGCGAGTTCGTACCGCTCTGGGATGTCGCGATTGTCGCGCAGTTCGTCCACCCCGTTGTTCGTGGCCAGCATCTCGATGACTTCCTTGTTCCACGTCTCGTCCGATTCGGCGCGACGCAGCAGGTCATCCTTGTCACCGATCCAGACATGGCCCATGAAGCGGGCCTCTTCCCAGTGCATGGCCGCAGGATCGAGGATAAACCTCGCAGGATCAATGCGATAGATGCGCGGAAGGTAGGGGCCGTCGGCATCCCACTTGCGTTCCGCTCCCTTGGGCTCGTTCACCACCAGCCCGATTCCCCAGCCAAGCAGCATGTCAGTTCCGATGCGTTCGATGGTGGAACGCAGGCGGGTCATCTTGGACCACCGATTCAGTGCCGCCTTCATCGCAACGCACGCCGTGCGCTGGACTTCCGGGCGGGCGCTCGTCACGCGGACCTTGGGGTTGTCATGCACGATGCGTGGAAGCACCATGCTCACATAGGCATGCACCGCGTTCTCTGGGTGGTCAATGCCATGCCCATCGCGGTATCCCTGCCCAGTGAACCACTCACGCAGTTCCTTTGGGGTGGCAAGGTGCTGATCGCGGAACCACTCGGCGCGATCGATCTCGTCACGAATTCGCGAGATGCTGGAAAAGTCAAGCATTGGTCTTTACCGCCTTGTTCTGCCGGATGAGATCACTGGTGGCGGTCAACGCCATGACGCGAGCCTCAAGCGCCGCAACGCGTGCCATCAACGGCAACGTGGCCTGCGGTTCGGTCGTGGGCTCCGACTTCCCCTGCAACTGGCGCATGACCTTCTCTCCCTCAATGGGGTCAAGGTCAATCTTGATGTTGCCATGCAGCGTGATCCGGACACGACCACCCAGATCATCGATCTGGTGGATTGCATCGACGGGATACCACGACGACCGAATCCGCAGGAACCCGTTCACTTGCGCCGCGCCTTTACGGACATTCCCATCTTCTTCGCAGCGGCCTTGGCTTCCATCTTGCCCTTTGCGGTGTACGGGAACTTCTTCTTTCCGACCTTCGGCATTACTTGCTCTTCTTCCAGCCGCGCTTCATGGCGGCATATGACTTCGCGCTGACAGTGCTGGCAGACTTGGGGCGCGAGATCCCAAGTTTGCGACGCTTGTTGATGTTTCCGACCAGCGAGTTCTTGGCCATGTCAGCACCCCCACCTTGCCCGCGCAGCCTTGCCACGCTCACCAGTCCATGACCGGGATCGAGCACAGAACGACTTGTGGCGAGGATCGTTCTTGTCCTTGGTCGGGGCCTGCAACTTGCTTCCCGTCGCCCGGTTGTAACGCGCACGGCCCTTGGCCGTCAGGCCAGCGCCCTTGGACACAGGCAACTTCTCGCCACGGCCAACCGACAGGTTCGGGCCACGCTTCTTCGCCATCAGTCTGCTTCCTCGATGATCGGCAGGAACGACCAAATGGGGGTTCCCTCGCCCACATATGCACACACGATGTTGTGCTCCAAGTGCTCGACCGCGTCGTCGTGGTCCATGCCCTTGTCGTTGACCAAGACCTGAACCACCCGGTGCGTGTCGTAGACAACCCGCCACGCGCCCGTCTTCATGTCCCGCGTCAGGCCAATGACGGCATCGTCAAGACCATCAGCGAAGATGATCTCTTCCTCGTTCTCGTCGGCCCAATGCCTGACCCTGTCAGCGTTTGCAATCATCGAAATACCTCCCAATGGCGCAAGAGGTCTCCTGCCGTGCCGGGAGCGTACGACTCCTGCTCCCCGCCCGGAACAGGTGCATCATCCATGGCCATCCACGCCAAGGCAAGCGCAATCACCCTATCGCCATGGTTCTCACGCGCACCCGTGCTCTCGTCCCGAAGCCTGCCCGGGATCACCCGCCCATTCCCATCCAACACATACGCCAACATCTCGTCCAACGTCCCCGTGCATGGGATCACCATCTCACCCTGCTGGACCGACCTCGACAGGTTTCCAAGCAACAGGCGCTTGCTCTGCTCGCTCGACACCCAGCCAACCCGGTCAATGATCCCGTGCGTGGTCTTGCCCTCCTTGCGAGGCTTCCACACACGATGGAACCGCTGGGCCTCAAAGTCACGCTGCAAACTCTGGCCGGGCCCGTTCACCTCCCACGCCACCACCGCCTCCCGATACCACCCACGACACACCTCCGCCACCTCCGCAGCCAAGTCCGCAGGCGTGATGTTGGCATCCACCATCATCGCCACCAACCGCTTGTCCGTCACGTCCAACACCGCCACCGCACTCGCGTGGTTCCCCGTCCCGTAGGCAGGGTCAATCCCCACCGCATACGACGACACCACCGGGTCCTCGTCACCCCACAACCGCCACCGACCAGTCGGGCTGTCCACCCACTTCCCACGAATCCAGTTCGCCCGGCGTGGCTCCCGGCCAAACTCCCGCCGATGACTCGTAATCGTCACGCTCGGGAAGAACGCCGCGCCAGCACCCATCGCCTCCGCAAACACGTTCTGCGCCAAGTCCACCTTGTCACGCTTGCGCAACTGGTCGGCAAGCCATGGCGTCCAGATGTAAGTGCTTCCAACAACCCCACTTATGCTGCCGTCAAAGTCAACCCGGGTCTCCGCCCCATGCGCCTTCTCCGGATGCTGGTAGTACAGCATCTCAACCAACTCCGGGTTCCCCGTCCCACGCGCCTCGCCAACCAACCTGTCATACCGCGTCCCATACCCAATCGGAGTGGAAACCGCGATGCGACAAGAGGTTGTGTCAGATGCCGACCGCCACGCAGCGTCGTCGTCCTCAAGCGCCGCGAACTCGTCAAACAACACAAACGTGCGCCGACCACCACGGCCAATGTGCGCGCCACTCGCCTGACCCGCAATCGTCGCCCCACTCTGCGGATGACGCAACACCATGTGCTGCCGATACTGACCACCCT